AACGTATTATAAATTATGTTGCTTATACCAAAGAGTTCAGGGTACGGAACATCAGGGCCCATAACTTTCTTGACATAATTGAAGACGAGTTGCTTGCTCTTGGCAACATCAGATGGGATATGCGGCAACTCAAAGATGAGTACGATTGTACAGATCTGTGTTGTGCACACTGTTCAATCGAGATGGATTTCGACAAGTCCATCCACTCAGCAGCACGAGACAACAACTACTGCACAGAGTGTTGGCGTTCTCGTGCAGTGTTTGAGGTCAGGCAGTCATCTAGGCTTGTTTCTGATTCTTCCTACCACTTAGGTGAGTGGGACAGTGAGACTTTTGCAGATGTTGATGGCATGGACTTGCCGGATGATGTCAAGATGGTGAAGAAGCTACCTGGACCTGTGTTGGCAACTGTGATGGAGTTTCTAGCCAACTCTTGCTCACCTACTGCTGCAGGTGGTGCAGGTGGTGCAGGTGGTGCAGGTGGGGATGCTAGCTGATTTTCTTTTATTCACAACTTTGTGGATAACAAAAACAAAAAAATATAATTAATTATGTTTTTTTGTTTTATAGACTCTTCTTTTTTTTAAATTTTTTCTTTTGTTCTTTTTTAATAGTTTCAGTTTGTCTATTATATTCTTTAATTCTATCTTCTAAACTAGATTTATCTTCTTTAAATTCTTGATATTCATTAAGATTAAAAGCGTAATTAAAACTGGTCATATTTTTATTAGTAACAAGTTCATTTTCTCCATATAATTTACCAATATCATCAAGAGCTCCGTACATACTTTTACTTTGTAATGACATAACTTCTCCAGAGTATTTAATAAGTTCTTGATTATGAGTTTCTAATTTAGTTTCATCTTTTTTAAGATTATCAACAGCAGAATTAATATTAGAAATTCTTTCTTTAGGAATAATAACTTTATTTCTTTCATTCATTAGTTTATTAATTAATCCTCCAGTTTCTCCAGATGTAATAATAGTATCATCATCTACATAACCATGTTTATTATTTAATTCTTTTTCAAATTCTTTGTAAGATTTGGTATCATTAATTTTAATATTTTTTCTAGAAGTATCTTTAAGTGAAGTATGGTTGTCAGTCCATTCTTTCCATTCTAAATATAATTCTCTATGTTCTTTATTTGATAATATTTTATTTGCTATAGAAATCCAAGAGAAAAATTCATCATCGATATCTGGATTTTTATCAGGATGATATTTAATAACAGCTTTTTTATATGCCTTTTTAACATCTTTAGTAGAACAATTACTATTTAAATTTAATAATTGAAACAAATCGTAAGGAATATCCTCAAAATCTATTTTAAATACTGACATATGTTATTATATAATAGAAAATTTATTTTTTTAATTTAAAAAATTTTTCTTTTAACTTTTAATGGATAAAAAAACTAAAGACACTCTTAAAAATATATTATTTATTGCTAGTTATTGCGAAACATTAGGTTTTAATAATAGTGATTGGGAATTTAATACTTTTGCATTAAAAAAATATTTTATTGGTAATCCAATAGATTTTGTTTTAATATCTTCTTTTATTGTTGATAATTACAATTATTTAGGTGGAAAAAATATAGATATTTCTAAATGGAATGCTTCTGATGATACTATTTTATTATTAGCTACTACTAGAGCATTAAATAATGAAGAGACTGAAGGTAAAACAAATTATGTTAAAGAACTTTTAAAAGTTAAAAAATATTTGTTTGAAGACGAAAGAGTTAGTGGAATTAATACACAAGAAATGTTAGAAAAAATATCTAAAAATAAGGACAGTAAAGATAGTAAAGATAATTTATATCCAAGTTATAATGAAAAAGGTGGAGGTAATGGTGCAGCAATAAGAACAGCCCCAATTGGAATTGCATATAATGATGAAAAAAGTATAATAAGGGAGTCATTTGTAAATTCAATACAAACTCATAATCAAGTATTAGGATATATGGGAGGGATAGCGGTTGCATTAATAACATATTTTGCAAATAAAGAAATAAATCCATATGAATGGTTTGATAAATTAATAGGATTAGAGAAGACAATAGATAAAGAATTAAAAGAAATAATAGAAAAATATAGTAAAGATGATTATGATAAGTATAAAAAAAATGGATATACATTTTGGAATAAAATAAAAGATTATAATGATTATAGAGTAAAAAAGATAAAAAAGAGAAATTATCAAGATACAAAAGATAGATATGAATATTTATTTAAGTTATTAAGACCTGGAAACACAGGAAAAAAGAATGTATTTTTGGGAGCAAGTGGTTTAGAAGTAGTAATCATGTCATATGAAGCGATTTTGTTATCATGTAATCCAGAAACAAAGAAAATAAATTTTGATAGTTTAATTAATTATGGAGTATTGCATGCAGGAGATAATGATTCAACAGGAGCAATAGTAGGTGCATGGCATGGTGCTTATGAAAAAAAGATTCCAGATAATATTCAAGTAAAACAACTTGAATTTTATGAAGAATTAAATAAAGCTGTTGATGTTTTATAAGTTATTAATAAATTCTAAAATTGCTTCAGCGTTTCTTGGTCCTGAATAATCTATTTTAGTATCATCTTTTATAATAACAACACTAGGAAAACCAGGAACTCCAGATTTAGCACAAATTTCTTCATTAGCTTTGTCATCACATTTAATATCAATAGCAGTAATATTGGGTAGAGATTCGACAAGAGTTTCAAATTTACTCCATTCTGGTGCAAACATAACAGAATATTTACACCATGATGTATTGTAATTATATACAGTAATTTTACTGCCAGTAATTTTACTGTTAGTATTTTGTACTTTTTCTATTGTAGTGTCATTAGTATTAGAATTAGTATTAGTTTTATCAGAATTATCTTTAAAAAAAACTAAATAAAAAACAATAACTAATGTTAAACCAATTATAAGATTTTTAATATTAAATTCTAGATTTAAATCCATATATATATTTTAGATAAAAAAAATCTGGAATTTAATAATGAGTTTTTATGATGAATTTAATAATTTTGAACTAATAATGCCATTTTTTATAAATTTAAATATTGATGAAAGTACAACTTATAAAGTTGCAGTAATTTTTACATTACAAAAATATTTTATGTATGAATTATTAGAACTAGAATTAACTTCGAAAGATCTTCAAAAAAATGAGGAAAAAATAGTGAATATAGTAAAAGAATATCATAATACTGTAGATAAAAATAGTTTAATTAATTATTTACAAAGAAATTATAGTGAAATAATCAAAAATGATTTTTATGTAAAAATTTTAAAAGATAATTTTATATTTAAAATTAATGATTTAGATGTCACTTATATGCCAGAACAATGGTTATCTATAAATAATATTTTATTTGATAATGTATTTAAAAATAATTATTTATTTAAAAATGAATATAATATTATTAAGAATGAAGAAGAATTAACAAAAATTAAAAATGATTTATTGAATGTAGATGTAAAATTAAATATTGAAAATAATAAATATAAAGATATTTTAAATGAAAAAAAATATACAAATATTATTAAAAATTTAAAAAATTCTAAATATATTTCAGATGATATTAAAAATATAATTCAAACATTATTATCTAATTTAGAACTTTCAAAAGATAAAATTCAAAAAAAATTACTAGTTATGAGAAAATTTTTAGAATTACATATAGAAACAGATGAAACAACAATAGATTTAAATAAAATGATGCACTTAATACAAAAAGAAAAAAATAGATTAGAAAAAATAAAGAATACAAAATATAAATTAGATAAAATACTTTTAATTCCAGTAAAAAAAAATTCTCTAGTTTAGTATATATGTCAAATTTTAACTTAAATAACTTAATTCCTGTAATCCAAGGTTGCATTGAAGGAAGAGTTTCTAAAGAAGTATGTCAAGCAACTATGGGTACTGCTTTACAAAATTTAAGTTCTAACACAGAAATTAACATCCCCATGGCAAAAGATTTATTAAAAGATTTAAGATTTTCTAACAAATATAACTCTGTTGAAAGTTGGATGGCTGGAAACAAAGATATCCCTGTTTCAAATAACCTTAAGAATGTTTTAAACATCTACAAAGGTACTGTTGATGCTAATCCAGAAAATACTGGTATGGCCAAAGTACAAAACCTTAACTCCAAACCAAGTTTATCAGTTGACAATCTTGTTAATTCTATTTACGGTATAAACATGCAATTAGATGGTATCAACTCTTATCAACAAATTGCTGCTGATACTTTATACAGAAAAGCAGAAAAAGCTGGAGCTACCAAAGTTATGACTGGTGGTTATTTACAATGGTTAAATACAAATAAATCTAGTCCTGGTCATCTTAAAGAAGGTTTATATACTTCTGATATTGAAGCTCAAACTGCTGATGCTAACAAATTAACTTCAAATGTTTTAGAAAATATTTTTAAAGAATTACAATTACAATTCAAAAATAAAGGTATTAAAGTAAATGAATTTGATACTATTAAAACTAGTTTAGAGACTTTAAAAACACAAGAAAATGATCTTATAGATAAATCTGCTGAAATAGAAAAATATATTGGTTTACATTATTTTGAAAATGCTAAAGCTACAGATGATTCTAAATTAACAGGAAAAGCTAAAGACGCTGATATTAAAACAGCATTAGAAGATGAAAATTATAAAAAATTATTAGGAGAATCTAAATATATGGGAGTTGACCAAGTAAAAGAATTAGATTCAATGGTAGTAAATCATCAAAGATTATTAAGAAAAGTAATCGATAAGAGACAAAAATTTTCTCAATTAGCTGTTGTAATGGCTCAAGCTTTACAAGAAAAATAAATTCAGATAATTTTAGATAAATTAGAGATTTTTTAATAATAAAAAATCTCTAGTTATATATATAATGGCAAGTCCCACACATACAGATACTATAAAAAAATTAGCAATAAATGATGCTTTAGCTAATTTTTCAAATTTATTTAGAGAAAAATATATGTATTTTATGAATTTCTTAACTGGTGGTATTTTTATCGGTCAAGATATTAATAGAAATGCTCAACCACAAGAAGTTGTATATAGTACAGCTCGTTTAATTGCTCGTGTTTACCACAAATATGAAAGTGAATTAGTAAAATATGTAGACGAGTCTGAATTAAAAAATATAGCTACAGAATTAAAAAATTTAAATGATGAAGAAATTGAAATAACAACACAACTTAATGATTTATATGAATGTTTATCAATTTTAAGAAATCCTGAAATAGCAGATTCTGAATTTAAAGGTACTTATGATACAATAAAGACAATTTGTGATAAATTAAAAGATTTACAAGAAAAAGCTGAAAAGAAAAGAAAATATATTTTAATGCTTCCAACTAGTTCTCCTGTAGGTTTAGGAATTGATGTAACTAAACAAATAAAAAAATAAATCTGATTAATTTGAAAAAACAAACTGACCAATCCCGTTAATTATTCTAAATATATTATAATTAATGGCATATCCTCTAATTCTAACAGGATTTTGGTAATCAACAATACCATCTAAACTTAATTGTAAATATGAATCATCTAATTTACTAAAATTTAGAGAACCATAAGGTTGTGTATCATCTAAAGGATTTATACTAAAAGAATAATTATAAATAAAAGGGTTACCTCTACCATTAAAATATAAATCTTTTTGTAAATAGTTAAAAAAGATGTGATTATCAATATTAGATAATTGTTGTCCATTTAAAACCATTTTAATATTTTTGATAATAGATTCATCTTTAGTAAGTTCTTTACCATTATATTTAAAATCAGAAATGATGTTTTTTTCAGCAAGTGGATATTTGGAGAATTCAAAATAATCTTTATTAATAATATTTTGTTCTAAAACAGCTCTAAAATAGATAGATGTAATAGGATGAACAAAATGAATATTGTATTTGATATTAGAGCTACTAAAAGTTTCTTCAATTAAATTTTGTGGTATTTGAACTAGATATTCATGATTTTTAGTTAAATATAGATATCTTTCTTGATTATCTAAAAATACATAATTTACTAAACAATATGCTTCAATAATACTAGGGAAATTAAGATTAAAATAATCAATAACTTTTCCAATATTATTTGTATCAGAACTAATTTGATATGTATCACCACTTTCTGTACTTAAAATATTATTAGTAACATTATCATCATATTTAACTTCGCCATATAAAGGATTATAATATAACAAATTATTTACCAAATCAAAATGATGAAAAACAGAAATACTTTTTTTGCCATTTATGGTTTGATAAAAATAATCACCAGAAGATAAACCACAGAAATCTTCTTTTATTTTAATATATTTTTGTGGTGTTTGAATAACAACTTCCGAAAGTTTTCTTAATTCAATATGTATTTTAACTTCATCTTTAGAAAGAGAAACAAGAGGTAATGAAGCACCAGAACCTCTATTAAACCAAAAATATAATGGTATAATTAAATTTAAGGAGTCTTTAGTTTTTTCAGGTTTAGAGAAAGTTTCAGTATTACCTAAAATAACATCAACACCTTTTTTTTGTTCATAAGGAGTAATAAGTTCATTCCAGATATAAAGCCATTCACCATATTCTCTGGATAAAACAACACCTCCAATTTCTAATTCAACTTTTCTGATAAGAACATAACCGAGATTTTTAACATAATTAATTAGAAAATTATCATATTCAGAAGTATTTTGTACAAGAGGAGGTAATTTAAGTTGTAAATATATGTCTTTAATTAAATCACCAGTTTTGCTTAGATTGATGGTAGTTTGTTTACCAAAATCAAGAGGATTAATAAAATATTGTGGTATAGTTTCAATAGAAAAGTTAGTATGTTTTTTGTAAACAGCTTTAAAAAAAGTGATTTGTGGATTTTTAGTAATAAAGCTACTTTCAACGCCATTTGTGACGAGTAATAATAATCCAGTTCCCATTAATTATTAAAATAAAATAATATTAATTCTATAAAATAATATTATTTATTTTTTACATTTGAATCATAGGATGTGTAATGTAATAATATGGTTTGGCACGTTTATCATGAATAATTTGAAAATTCATTTTGTGTTCAGCAATAGTTGTATTAATAAATCCAACAGTTTTACTAAAATTAAATCTTTCTAAATTATACATATTATTAGTTTTAAAATTATTAACTTTATCAATCATTTTAAAATTAATAGTTTTTTTAATTGTAAATTTATCACTTGGAATTTTTTCTGTAAATGATTTGAATAGATGTTCTGTTCTATGATGATTTTCTTCATCTTTATCTTCATCTTTAAATTTAACAAAATAAAAAGTAATTTCATCATTAAAATCAACAGGAATTGAAAAATCAATATCACTTAGTTGTTGATAAATAGTAGGATGAGAACCCATTACACTTGTACTGTGACATGGTTTAGTAGATACATAAAAAGCATCTAGTCTAGTGTTTTTAGCTACCCAAAAGAACATATAATATAAAAATATGTGTACTATATGTTTAAAATGCAATTTTTTTCATTAAAAAATTTCTATATTAGTTAGAATTATTCAAAAAGAACTCCAGCTTGATTACTCATAAATCCTAATAATTTGTATTTTCTGTAATAAATGTGTAAATTAGCATAATCATTATTATTTTTAATATTTTGTAAATATGTGTTATTAATATTTAATTTTAGAACACTATCGCTAGACATAATGTTGTGATTGAAATGTCCTGAGGGTTGAGTAGAGAGTGGAAACAAAGAAAAAGTGTATCCATAATAGCTTTGATTACCAGATTGTGAATAATTTAATTGATTTTTTGAAGACCAAAATAGATCATTTTTATTTCTAATATATTGATAACCATTAATATTCAAACTAGCATTATTTAGGGGATAAGTAGTAATAGTTGAAGATTTTTTGTAATATTGTGAAAAATAAACACCCATTCTGGAGAATAATTGAGATTTAGTAATACTAGTAAATTGTTGTAAAAATATGTTATTAATTAAGTATACTAAAAATTCTTTTTCAATAGATAATTTTGTATTATAAAAATTAATTATATCTTGATAATTTTCTAAAAATGCAGTATTATTTAAATATCCAGTTAATTCTTGATAAATAGCTGAGTTAGTATTTTTTTCATTAATATAATTATTATAATATGTATCATCTATTTGTTCATTTTGATAAAATGTATCTCTATTATTTTTAAGATAAAAAGCAAAAAAGAAATCTTTAACAGCACCAGTAAATTTAAGATTAATTTCAAGATTATTTTTATCAATTAATTCAGTTTGTGCTTTTTTAAATGTTGTAATTAAATATTCTTGAGGTTTTTTAGACATTAATTGTTTTTCATCATCTCCCAACCAAATAGATTCATAAACTAATTTTCCAGTAAATTTTGGTTTATTTATAAAGTCTCCAGAATTTAATACAATATTATTTAATTTATTAAAAGTAAATTCTATATAAAAATCTGTTTCATTACTCAAAACTATAGGCAAACTATCAAAATCATTTAATGTAAACCAAAATGGTAAAGGTATAATAAGTTTAGTTTTATCTTGCATCATATTTTGAACACCTTTCTGCAAACTTTCTTTAACAAAATAATAATAATATTGTTTTAACATTTTACTATCAATTTCTTCTATATAATGATTTTTAACTTTAATTGCCATATTTTCAACAATATAAAATCCTAATTCTTCAACAAAATTAGGTGTTTCACTAACAATTTCACTATTTTCTATTTCTAATGTTTCAGATTCAGTCATAAAACTTAAATCATATATTTTATCATATAACACATTCTTTATTTCTTCATCAAATAATTTTTCTTCCAAATATATATTAAATAATACTGTTGACACATTTATCATATCTGAAAATGACTCATTTCTATCTATTATCTCAAAATAACTCTTATTTTTATATTCTAGATTACTTAGTTCAACACAAACATTACTATTCAATTCATATATCTTATAACTAATATCATCCAATTCTTCTAACGATACAAAATAATATCCATTCACATTATCACCAATCAATTTACCAAAAAGTTTATCCTCAAAATAAAATGTATCATTATATGTATTTGTATTATCTATATCCACCGAATATATATAATTTCCAATTTCTTTATCATTTATATCTTTTATTATTATATTAAAATCATTTACCGTTCTTATTACTTTATCTTCAGCATATTCAGTAAATGTTTTACTTAAATCACTCTTAATATCATAAACCCCAGTATTATTCAACTTAAATCTTTGTTTTAAATTATCTACTCCTGATACAAATGTTTTTTCTTTATCAAATACAAAAATATTATCATTAAAACTAGTAGGATAATCTTCACCAAATAATAAATCTGTATTTTTAATTTTATGTCCAAAAGCAGGTTCATAATTTAATGTATCATCTAATTCTATTTCATAAACATATTCTGTTAAACTACTACTAGAAACAATATCAGCATATTTAATTAAAGTTAATACATTATTTTGTGGTTTAGGAGAAATAATTTGATTATCTGTAAATTGTAGTAATTCTATTTTTTCAGTTCCATTATCTGTAGTTTTGATAAATGTTTTGTTTTCTTCTAACCATGGTATAATGATATCAGGAAGTAAATATTTACCATTTCTAAAAGTAATAATAATTTTAGTATGAATTTCAATTTGAGAAGGAATATATTCAAGAGTCATTTTTAAAGGATTAGTTAAAATAGAAGTATCATAATTGATATTTTTTTGGCCTAGTCCCCCCTGATCATTTAAAATTAAATCAAAAGTAGTATCAGGAATAGAATTAGCTTCTAAAGTAATATTATAATTTTGACCAATAAAAGTAGAATTAAGAATATTATAATTAATTTGTCCATATAAATCTACATTTTGATTTGGAATATAATTATCAAGTTTTACAATAGAACGTTTTCCTGAATTATTATATTTATTAGATTCAGGATCATAAAATACTTGTTTTGTTTCTTTAAAATCTAATTCATTTAATTCAGAATTATCTGGTAATTCATTTAGTTTAATTAAATAATCAAAAGTATCATTTAATGTATAATTAATTTTTTTAGTATTATTATTATTTTGATTAATATTGGAAGGAATACCTCTGGATAATTTGTAATCATCAAAAATATTTAAAATTTGTAATTTATTAATCTGTTCAAAATATATATTAATATTATTTGTACCATAAATTTCATTATAATCGTAAATTTTGATATTTAATTTAATAATATCCCAAAATGAATAGAAATCAATAAAATTAGTTAATTGAATAATATCTGATTTATTAAAAGTATTATCAAAAAGTGGTTGTAAAAGTGTATAGTTATTAGTTAAATCTTCATAATTTATAATATAATTAAAATAATATGATGAAGAATCTTCTACTATATTTATATATGTTGGTATATTTTTATTAATTTCATCTAATTCAATATAATCAGTTCCATCTAAATTAGTAAATTTATTATTATATTGCAAATTATATTTTTTAAGATAATTATTTAAAAATTTATCTGGATCAGAAATAAAATCTTCTTGGAATAACCATGTATTTATTTTTATATATATATCTTTACAAACATCTATTATAAAATCTTGTTTTGTTTTTTGTTCCAATGTTGGTGTTATTGTATATAACAATTCATAATCTGTTTTATCAAAATATTTATTTATAATCATTGTTTCAGTACCAATTTCTACAATGTCTTCTTCTACTACACTATTTTTATAACTATTTGATAATCTTACCAATTTATCCCAATCCATATTATCAACCAGTTTTACTAACAAATAATTTATTTTACTATACTCTATTAAATTATTCTTCTCATACTCAATCTCATTATATATTGTTTCCTTATATTCTATATTATCTTCTTCTCTTCTTATCAATATATCTTCAACAGGTATTTCTTCTTCATCACCCAAAGGATGAGTAATAGTACCATATGTTTTATTTAAATAATCATAATTGTTATCATCAATTTCTAATTTAAATGTTTTCTTTCTAATTCCAGTAGTACCTTCTTCTAAATCTAATCCTGGTAAAATATTATGAACCGGTAAAGAGATATGTCCAAAATGATAATTAAAATTGGTATTAATAATAAAAGGAGTTTCATAATTTTGAATCATAGAAAAGTCATAATAATCAATATAATCAATAATTTTAATGTATTGAAATTCTGAATTGTTATCTGTACTGGAAAAGGTAATTTTGTTATGTAAATAGTATTTATTTTTAGTGTTAGTGTTAGTATTATTATCAGTAATATCTTCAACTAAGTAATTAATTTTGTGTAATATTTTTTGGTAAAATTTGGTAGATTTGGAGATAATGATATCAGAAACAATGTAGTAATCAGATGTAGAAGGTTCAAAAATAATATCACATTGATAAATTAGATTATTTTGAAAAATGAATAATTTTTGGTCATCTAAAACATCAAGTGTATTAACTAATAATTTAATTCTGTATTGATTATTAATAATTTCAACATCAGTATTACTAAATGATAAAGTATATTCAATAAATTCTTGTATATAGTTATTTTTGTTTTTTTGATAAGAGATTAATTTTTGGTTATTAGTTTTGGTAGGATAATATGAATAACTGTTAAAAGAAATACCGTAATCGATAGTATTAGTAGCTGTATTAACATGGTTGTAAAGATTGTAATTGTGATTTCTGGAATTAATGTTAAAATTATTGATATTGTAATTTGCTAAAATAAATTTCTTTTCGTATGCCCAACTAGAATATAAAATGTGTTGATAATTTTCTATATTTTGTTCTTTTTCTTGTAATAAAATAATATCATTAGTAAAATTGAATGGTTTTGTGATGTATAAATATATACTAAATTTACTTAAATCAAAATATGGTGTACCATCAGATGTTTCAATATCGTAAGAAAGAGAAGCAGAATAAATAACTTTGTTATTAATATTAATAAAAATTTCAGTAATAAGTGGTTCACTAGTACTTTGTTCATTTTGGAATAATTTAATAAATTTGTCTAAAGTTGTTTGTTCAGTAAATTTTAATTCTAAAATATTTCTATAAATATCATTAATTTTAAGTTTTTCGGAATATGAAACATAATTTAGTGTCAAGCCATTATCTATTAAAATAATATTGCCATCAATAGTATCACCGACACTAAGTTCATCTAAATAATTAATATTAATGTTATCAGTTTTAGAAATATTTTTAATGGAAATAGTATCAGGAATATACATAATAACATCATTTTTATCAGAATTTGTTCCATATATGTTATTAACTTGCATAGTAGAATAATTAGTAATTTTGTAAATTTCATCATCAATAATAAATTCTTGTTGTGGTTTAATATTTGTTTTAGCAAATGTAATAGTATTTTTTGTATTATTATCATAACCAGAAATAACAGTAAGAATATTACTAGAAACATTAACTCTATATTTTTTGCTATTAAATTTTATAATATCAAGATTTATTTTTTCAAGATATATTCCTGAATTAAAACTATACAATATATTATCACTATTAATTTGTGTTTCTATTTTAACAGGGTATTTTTTTACTAAAAATGTATTGTCACTAATACTTGCACTTAATAACACATATTTACCCTTTTTAGCTAATACTCTTGCTTGAACATCTCCTGTAAATACATAACTAGTAGCATATGTTTCATAATCAGAATTAGATAATTCAGTTAAATCATAAACAACATCACCAACATCAATTTCTTTAGTAGTATAATCAGTAGAATCCATAATAAATTCTTTATCAACTTGGTACCAATTAGAGCCTAAACCAGTAAATTTAATAAAATCATTAATAGATTCATAAATATATTGTTCAGTAGAATCACTAGTAGCTAATTCAAGAGTATCATCTTTAAAATATAAATCACCATTCATAAGATTTCTGTATTCCCATGGGTCAGATTTGAAGTTAGAAGGATAAAATTCAGGAATATAATCAAAAAGATAAGAAGAAGAAAAAGTATAAGCTGGTGTATTAAGATTAAAATTATAAGATGATAATTCAGTTAAATTGTGATTAACAAAAATATTTTTAATTAATCTAGGTTCATCAGTATTGGTATAATTAAATTGTGGATAAATAATAACATTATCGTTAAATCCAGTAATTTGTTGAATAAAGATATCAGTACCATCATTTTGAATAATATAATCACCAATCTCCATATTATCATTTTTTACAAGTTTATTATTTTCTAAATTAATAGTTATTAGTTCTTCTGTTAAAATAATCATATCATTAAAAGTGATGTTAGTGAAATCGTATAATGTACTTTCAAATAGTTTAAGATTTTTTGAAGTTCTGGTAATAAATCTAAAAATATAAAAACTGGTTCCTGTATTATCAGATAAATTTAGTTGTGTAGAAGTGTTAAACATATGCCATTTTTTATCATAATTAGAATCTGGGAAGTAAATGAAATCATATTTATTAAGTTTTAAACTAGTAGATAAACTAAAGTTAGAAGTGGTAATTGACCATGAATCAGTATAATATTCAAGTTTAAGATTATCGGAATGAAAAACAGGTTGAATGGTTACTGAAGGAAAACCTGTAATATTTGTGGAAAAAATAGTATTTTGAGTAAAATTAATATTTCTTTTTTCAAGAAGAACATTTTCAGAAATGATATTTTGTAATAATTCTTGATTTTTGCTATTTCTACCAATACGATAATATTTTTTACTATTTGTTAAATCAGGTATTAATTTGCCATATGGTAAATAATTATCAGAATCTTTTAACACTATTAAATTATCATCAATAATACTTTTAGCAGGAACATCAGAAAAAATAATATAATCAAAAGTTATTTCAGTATATGTTAAGGTAGTATCAACTAAAGATTCATTTAATATAGTATATTTATTAGTATTATCATAAATATTGTTATCTAAAAATATAATTTTGTTATTAATAAAAATACCATAATCATAAAATTTGTTTAGGAAGGTTTCTTCTGAAATATCTTTAGTTTTATAAACAATATCATCATATGTATTATCTATAGTATTAGAAGTTTCTGTAGTAATTTTATCTGAATCTATAGTAATTTTTTCATCATTAATATAAAGTAAATCTGAAGTAATATCTGTATCTGTATTATATTTATAAGACTTGGAATTTATTGTATTAAAATTTTTATTTATAATATGTTGAATATTTTGGGTAGATGCAGTAGAATTAATAATTTGTGGGAAATCATTCAATAATAAGAAATTATTTTCAAGTAAATTAATTTGTTTTAATATTATTTTATGATAATTAGTTAAATAATCGTAATTAAGTAAATTATTTGGATTATAATAGTCTTGATCTAAATTTAATGTTAAATCTGTATATTGTTCATATGGAGGAACATGTGCAGAATTAAAATAGTCATCAGCATCAGAAAAAGTAATAGTTAAATCTTGTTTTGCAAAAAATTCTTCAAGATATTTCCCATCATTAATTTCCATTTGATTATACCAATAATTATTGTTTTTAAATGATTGTCCTTGGAAATGTTTAAGTTGTTCTAAAGTTAAATCATTACTTTCTAGTAGTTTATCAATAGCATTTTCATAGATTGGTCCAATATTTTTAATTTTATATAAACTATCATAGAAATTAGAATAATATTTGTTGTTAACAAAATCAATAACATCTAAAATTTGTTGGTATTCTTTGTTATAATCAATATATAAATTTTGTAGATATGAATCAATTTGTTGTAAATAATCTTCTTCAATAAGACTAAAATCTAAATTAAATTTGTCATGATCAAAATTATCATCATAGAAATCAATACCTTCAGAATAACATCTGTATTCTGTTCCTAATGATGTAGTATTATCTTCACGTAAATTAAATTGGTTACTAAATCTTCCTAAAATATTAACTTTTCTATTTTCAAGATATAATTGTGTAGTAATATTAATATCTTTATATTTTTGTGTATTAACTTTATAAGGTAAATGATAAATATTAAATTGGTCGGATGAATTATGTTTTAAAATAAATACAGAATTATGTAAATATGTGTATTTGTGGAAAGGATCATTAGCGCCACCAGGTGTTTCACCGTTAGTTAAAACAGAATCATAAGATTTGTAAGTATAATAGTCTCTGTTAAAATCGAAAGAATTATATAAATTAACTAATTCATCTTGATTAACATAATTTATGGTAAAATGATCTTCATTAATATTTTCAATAGATGAATCAAAAGTAAAAGTATTAGATATAGTATTATCTTGAACAAGTTCTTTAGGAATAGGTTTAATATCTAAAATATTGTTGTAAACATCGTAATATACTTTATAGAAATAATAGACTTCAAGTTCTTCATTAGAAAATGGTGTAGAAACTCCAATAGTATTAATATTAATAGTATTAGTATGTTCAGCGATAGGAACATTTTGTTTAATATTAGAAATAAGATTAATATTAGAAATACTATCTTTATT